CCACAAATTGGTTGAAAAATTTTTGTTTATATTTAACCTTAATCACTAACTTATTTATATGCTCTGGCGTAATTCGCCATTGGAATAGTATGAAAACAAAAGACCCAGAAATTCTAAAACTTCAGAAACAAGTAGATAAATTACTTGAGGAGTATAGACAAGAAGAGATTCCTAAATATAAGGAACCAGAGGGAGAGCCCTCTTACTAACGCTACGTCTATCGTGGTGTTGCTTACACAAGAGTAATCGGTTAGGCGATTCAGGGAGGTTCGATTCCTCCCTACTCAATTTGGCTTTTTGCCCTTACGAGGATACCAATTAGCCGTCATGACGGTGGGATAGACCACATATCAAATGAGTCCAATTAAGACTCACAACTTTTTACGTAAAGAGACGAGTAAATATACCTTTAATTTTTAGAGAAAAATGGCTAACGCTTTGACTACCGCTTTAGGTAGGGCTAATAGTTCTGCGTCTACTCCTCTATCTTTAAGTACTGCATACGATACCAAGTATGATTTGTACCTGAAGCTGTTTAGTGGAGAGCTGTTCAAAGGCTTCCAGCATAATGCAATTGCTAGAGACCTTGTTATGCGTAGAACTTTAAAGAACGGCAAAAGTTTACAATTCATCTACACAGGACGTATGTCTGCGGATTATCATACTCCAGGCACACCAATCCTAGGTCAAGAGAACGCACTTCCAGTAGCTGAAAAGATGATCCAAATGGATGACCTATTAATCAGCTCTGCGTTTGTCTATGAGTTAGATGAGACACTTGCACATTACGAATTGAGAGGAGAAATTTCTCGCAAGATCGGATATGCTTTAGCAGAAAGATACGATAGAAATATCTTCCGTGCTATTACAAGAGGAGCACGTCAAGCTTCACCTATCACTGTAACTTCTAGAAAAGAGCCAGGTGGTGGACAAGTTAAAGTTGGTACATCTAATGATGCTACTAATGCATTAAATGCTGGAAATCTTATTGACGCATTCTATGATGCTGCTTCTATGCTTGACGAAAAAGGAGTGAGTGGTGACGGAAGAGTCGCTGTAATTTCTCCACGTCAATACCATGCCTTGATTCAAAATGCTAGTAACACAGGTGCCGGTCTAATAAACCGTGACGCTGAAGGTACTGCATTACAATCAGGACAAGGTATCCTTGAAATCGCTGGCATTAAACTTTACAAATCTATGAACATACCATTCCAAGGTAAGTTTGGTACTGGATCAGCTACTGAAGCTGGTACATATAGAGGCGGAAGTTTTGTTGGTGCTGCTATGGACAACCAAGATGATTCAGTAAACGGAGTTAATAACGACTACGGTAATGGATCTGGATCTGGTACTGGTGCTAACGCATTTGCTGGTAGCTGTGGATTAATATTCCAACGTGAAGCTGCTGGTGTTGTTGAAGCTATCGGACCTCAAGTTCAGGTAACAAACGGAGATGTATCAGTAATGTACCAAGGTGACATCATCCTTGGACGTTTAGCAATGGGTGCGGATTACTTAAATCCTGCATGTGCTGTTGAACTATACACTGGTTCTTCTGCTCCTGCTGCTTTCTAAGCTCAAATTTTATACTTTATACGGGACCTTCGGGTCCCTTTTTTTTTATTTATATGACAACTCCCACAACCATAGATACCGAGACCGAACTCTCCGCTGTAAATACAATACTGGGAGCTATAGGTCAATCTCCAGTAACAACATTAGGTACTGTAACCACAGATGTAACCAGCTCATCATCAGAAATAGCTAATACTTTTGCAAACCCAGAGATTGCTTTAATTTATCAGATACTAAAGGAATGTAATTTTGATGTACAAAATGAGGGCTGGACATTTAACAGAGAAGATCATGTACCTTTCCAACCAGATCCAACTACAAAAGAAATTGCAATAGCAGCAAATATTTTAAGGTTAGACTCTGAGAACCCTGAAGATAAAACTATAGATCCAGTAAAAAGAGGAACAAAATTATACGACAAAGTAAACCATACATATGAATGGAATGGGTCAGAACTCTATTTAAATGTTGTGTACCTATTACCTTTTAATGACCTACCTTCAGTGTTTAAAAGATACATAACTTATAAAGCATCTGGTAGAGCAGCAACACAAATGGTTACTAACCCTCAATTAGTTACTTTGTTAGGCACACAAGAACAAATGGCTAGAGCATCCTGTATGGAATATGAATGTAACCAAGGTGACTATAACTATTTAGGTATGCCTCATCTAAGTAACTATTCAACATATAAACCCTACAGAGCTTTACAAAGATAATGTCAACTGTAACCCAACATATACCTAATTATATTTTAGGTATTTCTGAACAACCAGATGAATTAAAACTATCAGGACAAGTTAAAGATTTAAAAAATGCTCTACCGGATGTAACGATAGGATGTGCCAAAAGAGCCGGTAGTAAATTAATAGAAACAATTACACCTAATAGTGGAACCTTAAGTTGGTTTCATATATACACTGATTCAGAAGATCAATACATAGGTAATGTAAATACATCAGGAGTATTTCAAGTTTGGAGAACGAGAGATGGAGCATCTATACCAATTGATTATTCTGGAGTCACCGGCACTAATGCTGTTACTTATTTAACTGGTTGGACTGATGCTAGTGAGATACAAGCATTAACATTAAACGAACAAACATTCTTTACTAATAGAACGCAGCCTACAGCAATGAAGTCGAATGCTGCTGATAAGTCACCAGCTTTAGTAAATGAAGTAATTGTTGAATTGAAAACCATTTCATATGGTAAACAGTACGCCTTAAATATTTATGATCCTGCAAATCCTGGAACTCCTATAACTGAAACCAGAGCAACATCTATAGCTGCTAGAAATAACTTTAGTTTTAGTACACCAAATACTGGTGAATGTAAAAGTATGGGTAGAGAAATAATTAATCAGGGAACAATTTCTGGAAAAACAAATCTTAGATATGAGATTGATATTAGATGTATTCCTGTAGTTGATCCAAATAATATAGGTGATAGTTCTAATGGACCTCAATACAATGATGCCTATACAGAATTTGCTAAATTACAATTTGGTGGTGAAGGCTGGGTAACAGGTAATACACATAATTATACAACTACAAAATCTGGTACTGGAACAGTAGAAATAAAAAGTCATGTGACTACTACTTGTTCTGCAAACATTGCAAAAGTACGTCCTCCAGCTACATCATCTAGTGCAGATGAAGCTGTAACAGCAGCTGGCATATTGGGTGATATGAAGACATCTTTAGATGCTGTAAGTAATACCGGTATCACAGCAACAATTACTGGTAACTGTTTACATTTAAAACGTGCTACGCCTTTTGCTGTCAGTACTCCTGAACCACAGTTAATGAATATCATTACTAATGAAGCTAGTACAGTTGCTGATTTACCTTCAAATTGCAGACATAATTATGTTGTAAAAATTGTAAACAGTGGTGATGAAGGAGATGATTTCTATTTAAAATTTAAGCAGAATAATGCTGGTACTTCTACAAGTACAGATTATTTTGGTGAGGGTGTTTGGGAAGAATGTCCAGCTCCTAATCTTGAGATTGAAATAGATAAAGATACTATGCCAATTAAATTGGTAAGAGAACTTCCTGGAAGTACATACGCTAATGGAAGATTTTTAGCACAGTCAATAGATTATAAACAACGTAATGTAGGTGATGATGATACTAACTTAGTCCCAAGTTTTATAGGAAGTAAGATAGAAAAAATGTTGTTCTTTAGAAATAGATTAGTTGTCTTAAGTCAAGGTAATGTAGTCCTTTCTAAGACTAATGATTTCTTTAACTTCTTTAGTACAACAGCTATGGCTGAATCAACTGATGATCCAATTGATTTACAAGCTAGTTCCACATTTCCAACCACATTACATGATGGCATAGAAGTTAATTCAGGTTTATTGATATTTAGTTCTAACCAACAATTCATGCTAACTACGGATAGTGATGCTCTAACTCCAACCACTGCCAAAATAAATTATCTATCTTCGTATAATTACAACCCAAAAACAGTACCATTTTCACTTGGTATTACGTCAGGATTTATAAATAGCACTGGTAAAAATTCCAGAATATTTGAGATGGCTGATATTAGAAGAGAAGGTGAACCTACTGTTTTAGAACAAAGTAAATTAATTTCTAAGTTACTACCAATAAGTATAGATAGACCTACAGTTTCTAAAGAGAACAGTTTACTTTTATTAGGTAGTGTAGGTTCTAATGAAGTTTGGGGATTTAGATTTTATAACAATGGAGAGAAGAGAGTCCAGTCAGCTTGGTTTAGGTGGTCTTTATCTGGAAATCTTGTGCATCATGTAATTTTAGATGACGTATATTATGTAGTTGTTAAAAATGATACTCAATATACTCTTGAATCTATAGATGTTAAAAAACAAGATGGTACTACATTTATTGGTACAGAAAACTATCCAATACATTTAGACAGGCATACACAAATGTCTGCTCTCTCATCAGGTTCTTATAGTACATCTAGTAAAAAAACTACCTTTACTAGACCTACAGGCTTTGCCAGTACAGCTCAAATAGCTATTTATAATCATAACAATGGAAGTGATCTTGGTAGATATGCTGAGGCAAACACTGGTCCTAATGCTGATATTTTAGAAGTTGAAGGAAACTGGACTGGCACTTCATTTATGCTGGGTTATTTATATGACTATATTGTCGAACTACCTACTATATATGTAACTCAACAGACAGGAGACAAGAGTAGATCAGATACTCGATCATCTTTAGTTATACATAGATTACACTTTGCTTTTGGTGCTACAGGAAATATTGATACTGTTATTAAAAGAAAAGGTAGAGTTGATTATACAACTAATTTTAATGCAGTAGAATTTGTCC